TAGTAATGACTTCTACAAGTCAAGTTCATGTTCCAAGGGTCAAAGATCTTAGGGTTCTAGCATTAGCTTGATATGCAAAATGTAAAAAATAATAGGGATCTTGCAAGAGATCCCAAAACAAATTCTATTATTAATGTGAATGATTTGGAATATCAAAAGTATGTTACTAGTCGTTCTATTAAGCAAAAAAAGAGTGAAAGTCTTGATAGTATGAAAACTGATCTTGATAATATGAAAAATGAAATGAACGAAATCAAATCACTACTAAAGGAATTAGTCAATGGCAACTAGAAAAATAACATTTGATCCAGACGCAGGAGTACCAGTTGCTTCTAATTTAACGATTTATGGTGGTACTGATTTTAATACAACATTTAATGTAGTTGATGTAGCAAACGCTGGATATGGGTTTACTGCAGGTTGGGGGGTTTCATCACAAATGATAAAAAGTGCTGGTATAGGAGCAACAACTGTCCCTACAGCAAGTTTTATTGCAGGTATTAATACTATTACGAAATCAATAACATTAAATTTACCAAAGGCAAATACGGGTCTTATAACTGAAGGAAGGTATGAGTATAATGTTTTAGTAAGTTCTGGAGTAGGAACTGTTTATAATATAATAAACGGTAATATACTGGTATATCCAGGCATATCATCAGCACCATAAATATATTGAAGGGGTACTATTCTAAATGGCACAACCAGCAAGTAGATCAGATTTAATAAACTATGCTAAGAGGCAGTTAGGTGCTCCTGTGCTGGAGATTAATGTCGCTGATGAACAAGTAGAGGATATATTAGATGATTCTATCCAATACTTCCAAGAAAGGCATTTTGATGGTGTAGAACGCACCTACATGAAGTATAAATTAACACAAGCAGACATTGATAGGGGTACTGCTAATCTTGGGGAAAATACAACTAATGCAGCAGGTATAACAACCATGACTGCATCTACAACTATTAATAATCAAGTAATAGAATATGATTGGACGGAGAATAGTAATTATTTGCAAGTACCTCCAGAGATTATAGGAGTATATAAGATATTTCATTATGATGGGTCTAACACTGCTACTAATAACATGTTCAGTGTTAAGTATCAGTTATTCTTAAATGACATTTATTATTGGGGATCGACTGAGATATTAACTTATGCAATGACACGAAGATATCTAGAGGATATTAACTTCCTATTAACGACAGAGAAGCAAATAAGATTTAACCAGAGAATGGATAGATTGTATTTGGATATAGATTGGCAAGCAGTGAATGAAGGAGATTTTATTATCATGGAATGTTTTAGGGCATTAAACCCTGCAGATTTCCCTAGAGTATGGAATGATTCATTCTTAAAAAAATACTTTACTGCTAACTTAAAAAGACAGTGGGGTCAAAATTTACTTAAATTCCAAGGAGTTAAATTACCTGGTGGTATAGAGTTAAATGGACGGCAAATTTATGATGATGCCAATATAGATCTTGAAATCATCAGAGAACAAATGTCCAATACTTATGAAGTTCCACCACTTGATATGATAGGATAATGGCATTAAATCCATACTTTCAACAAGGAGCAAGATCTGAGCAGAGTTTAGTTCAGGATTTAATCAACGAACAGTTGAGGATGTATGGTGTTGAAGTGCATTATATGCCTCGAAAATATTTGGCAACTAATACAGTTATAAGAGAAGTAGTACAGTCTAAATTTGATGATGCATACCCATTAGAAGCATATGTTGATACTTATGATGGATATGGGGAGAATCCTACTATTCTATCTAAGTTTGGTATAGAACAAACTAATGAGATAACATTAACTATATCAAAAGATAGATGGGAACAATATATTGAACCATTGATGAAGAATGAACCTGATGTGAAGCTAACAACTAGACCAAAAGAGGGTGATTTAATATACTTCCCATTAGGTGATAGATTATTTGAAATTAAGTATGTTGAGCACGAAAAACCATTCTATCAGTTACAAAAGACTTATATTTACGAACTTAGATGTGAACTCTTCCGTTACGAAGATGAAGTTATTGATACTGGCATTGCTGAGATTGATGATGAATTAACAGGAGATAGTGCAACTGGTGAGACTGAAGATGGTACTCCAATCATTATTGGTCCAACTCAAACTCTTACTCTTGTAGGGGATGCTGTTCAAGCAACAGCAGTAGTAGGAATTGCAACAGAAGGTGCTATTAGTAGAGTTGTTATTTCTAATAGAGGGGGTGGATTTAATGCTCCCATTTATATTGGATTCTCTTCTGCTCCTACAAATGGTGTAACAGGTATTGCTACTGCTGGATTAATTGGTGGTATTAATGTATGTAATTTGAATGTCAATCCAAGAAATCAGTCTATACAAGATGTTTATTTAACTAATCCAGGTTTAAGATATACTACTGCTCCAGGTATTGCTGCAACAGGTGGTGGTGGAACTGGATTTGCTGCAACAACAATTCTTGGAGACAATACTGTTGGGGTTATTACAGTTACAGATGCTGGTGGTGGATATGTGTATGCACCAAGTGTAACATTAGATAATGTAGTCTTTAAGAGTGGTGTTACAACGGTTTCTGCTGCTGCTACTGCATTTATTAATGCTGCTGGTAATGTAACAGAAATTGGATTAAGTGATGCTGGTATGGGTTATGATTCTATTGGTGGAGTTACCTTATCTGCACCAGATGTAGGTTCATCAGGAACATTTAAGTTTAATGAGATTGTAAAAGGTTCTGTCAGTAATACAGAAGGTAGAGTAAGAACATGGAATGCTGTAACTAATGTCTTAGAAGTTTCTTCTATTACTGGTTCATTTAAACTAGGAGAACAAATCGTAGGTCAATCTACAGGTGCATCCCGTAAGTTAAGGATTATAGATCTTGATCCTACAGATGATGGATTTGCAGATAACTTTAATATAGAAACAGAAGCAGATAAGATTTTAGACTTTACAGAACAGAACCCATTCGGGATTCCCTAAATATAATACACTAGGACTATAACAATGTTTGAATATTTTTATAACGAAATTTTGAGGAGGACTATTATATCCTTTGGTACTCTTTTTAATGGAATTTCGGTTGAACAAAAGAATGAAAGTGATCAGACTGTTAGTAATATAAGAGTTCCACTTGCATATGGACCAACTCAAAAATTCTTAGCAAGATTAGAGCAGCAACCTGATTTGAACAAAGGTGTTGCAATTACTTTGCCTAGAATGTCTTTTGAGTTTACTGGACTTACTTATGATCCTACAAGAAAGGTAACTACAACTCAGCAATTTACTGTTGCAGATCCTAATGATGGATCTGAAACTAAGAAAGCATTTATGCCAGTTCCTTATAATATGCAATTTGAACTTGCTATTATGTGTAAGTTAAATGATGATGCATTACAGATAGTAGAACAGATATTACCATATTTCCAACCAGCATATAATGTAACTGTAGAGTTGGTAGAAAGTATTAAAGAAAAAAGAGATATACCAGTTGTTTTAGAAAATATTACAATGCAGGATGATTATGAAGGGGACTTTACTCAAAGACGAGTTCTTCTTTATACTTTAAGATTTACTGCTAAGACATATCTATTTGGTCCTGTTCAGTCTGCTACCAAGGATATTATCAGAAAAACTACATTGGGATATCTTACAGGTACAGATACTACCAATACTACCAGAGATGTTTCTTACTCTGTTGTACCTCGTGCTATTAAGAGTTATAATCCTAGTGCAGAGACTACATTATTAAGTGCTGACCTAGACTTAACTACTACAGTATTTGCTATTGATAGTATAGGTACTATTGCTGCTACTGATTATATTGTTATTGGTAGTGAGGAAATGTTAGTAAGGTCTGTATCTGGTAATGAAGTAACAGTTACTAGAGGTAAGGATGGTACTTCAATTGCTTCTCACTTAAAAGGTGAAGAAGTTAAGAAGATTACTGCAGCAGATACTCCATACATTGAGGATGGAGATAACTTTGGTTTTGATGGAACTACCTTTTAATCATGACTGAGAATTTTGACAGGTTAGATAAGACTTTTAATGTTACTTCTGAAGCAGAAGTAGTAGAAGAAAAGACTGAAGTTGTTAAACCTGAGAAACCTGATAGACTTACTAAGGATGATATAACAAGAGATTATGAGTATACAAGAGGTAATCTTTATAGTATAATAGAGAAAGGACAAGAGGCAATTGATGGGATTCTTGAGATTGCCCAAGAAAGTGAAATGCCTAGAGCATATGAAGTTGCTGGTCAACTTATTAAAAGTGTCTCTGATGCTACTGACAAATTAATAGATCTTCAGAAAAAACTGAAGGATGTTAATGAGGAGACGGTAGCAAAAGGACCGTCAACAGTTAATAATGCACTTTTTGTTGGTTCCACAGCAGACCTTGCCAAATTAATCAAAGGTCAAATACCACCAAATAAGTCTGAATAAATATACTTGTAGATGGAGTAGTAATAAAGGTGCCACTTAAAAAGCCTTCAGATTTTTACGATAAGAAACCTAATTCTTCTTTTGATAATGTAAAAGAAGAGTTAAAAAATGCTAAGCCTGAAAAGGTTGAGCGAATTTCTGAAGCTTTTGATTCTTTTAAAGGTAATTTAAATAATTTACAAGCACTTAAAGACTTTACTGAAACCTTTGGTACATTTAAGTCTAATGTTGAAAAGGTAGAAACTTTATCATCTTCAGTAGAAGAGATAAGAGAAAGTATTACTGATTTAATTGGTAAGAAGGATTTAGATGATGCTATGATGGCACATCTGTTGTTTGTAGAAGAGTCAATAAGAAATGTTCAGGATAAAGTAAAAACAGTTAATTCTAATACTTTATTAGAAATTAATCAGGGATTTCAATCATTATCTGAAAGTGTAGGTAAGTTTTTAGGTGAAGAAGTACCTGCATATAAGAAGTTAATTGTTGATTCTGAGACAAGAGTTGATAATAGATTTGGAAGTTTTAAAGAGAGTGTAGCAGAATCTTTTAAAGATTTTGGACAGGATATTTACAAAGAGATTGCTACAATAACTGAGGGTATTGAAGGAGTAAATGAGAAAAGTCTTTCTTCAATTAAAGAAGATGTAAAGGGAATTGGTGAAAAAGTAAAGGCATTGCTAGAAGAAGAACTTCCACAGTATCAGAAGTTTTTTGCTGAAACAGAATTAAAGGTAGAAGATAGAATTAGTGAAAATGAAGAATTAGTAGAAGGGAAATTAAAGTCTACTAAGAAAGATTGTAAAAAGGATATTGAAGCAGTAGAAGAGAATATAAAGGGGATTGAGGAATCTAGAGCAAATACTGAGAAAGGAATAAACAAGTTATTTAAAGCACTAGCAAATGATATTGTTACTCTAGATGAAAAGATAACAGTAGTTGATATTGGTCTTACTTCTATTAATGAACAGGTTAAAGATAAGGATACTTCTGTTAATAACATTCTAGCAGAGAAGATTATAAAGATTGAGAATCTGGTAGCAGAATCAAAGCAACTCTCTGATATCTTTAAGAGAGATTTTAAAAACAGAGAGATAAATGAAGATAGAAAACTTCAAGAGTATTCTAGTACTTTAGATTCTTTCTCTGAAAAGATTGAGAAGTTAGAAGAGAATTTAGAAGGTAATATCTGTGAGTTACAGGAGAATTTAGATACTAGTACTACCAAGTATTATGATGATTTAAAATCTAATGTAGGTGAATTCCAGAAGGATTTGGATGATAAATTAAAAGGAATAAAGATTGATTTTGTTGTAAACGAAAAGCATATTGAAGGTATAAGAAGAGAATTTGAAACAGTATTAGAAAAACTTCAAGTAGATAAGATTGAACAAAAGAGTAAGGAACTTACTGGAAAAGTAAGACACTTAGAAGAAGTACTTGAAAAATTTGATGAAAAGAAAGTATTATCAGAAGGTCTTTTAAATATTCCTCCTGATGTAGATAATTCTGATCCTCTTACACCATTAGGTCAAAAGTATGTGACCTTTGATAAGTTAGCAGAGCATTATCGTTTATTTGTTAATAGAGTCCAGCAGCAACTAGCAACCTTTGGAGGTGGTGGTGCTGTTCGTCTTGATGATTTAGAAGATGTTGATGTAACTGGTGGTTTACAAAATAATTACATAATACAATATGATAATAATATTTCTAAGTGGGTAGCAAAAGCAGGTAATGTTGGTGGTGCTGGTACTTGGGCATCTGATTCAGTTGGTGTTAATACATCTAGGAATGTAGGTATTGGTACTACTGCTAAATCTGATGTTAAACTATTTGTTGAGGGGGATATTGAGGCAACTGGAAATGTAAATGTTGCAGGAACAATTACATATGATGATGTAACGCATGTAGATTCTCTAGGTCTCAGTACCTTTAGAAGTGGATTAGAAGTACAAGCAGGAACTGCTACCACTGCATTATTAGTAGAAGGTGATGCAAGGGTAACTGGTATTCTGACCATTGGTACATCTTCTATTACGCTTGATGGTGATACTAATGAAATTAATGTTGGTGTTGTTACAGTTACTAATTCGACTATTTACATTGGTGCTGGTGTAAGTATTAGTGGTACTGCATCTGGTATTAACTCTGCACCAAATGTCTTATATGTTGCTAAAGATGGTGATGATAATAATAATGGTACATCAATTGATAATGCATTTTTAACAATTAAATCAGCATGTGCTTCTGCACAACAAGGAACAACTATTAAGGTTTTATCTGGAAGTTATGAGGAAACAAACCCAATTGAAGTTCCTGCATTTATTTCAATTGTTGGTGATGACCAAAGAGCAGTTAATGTAAGCGGTGCTACAAAGACTAGTAATCTATTCCATGTAAGAAAGGGTGTTAAGTTAGCAAACATGACCTTCAAGGAGCATTTACACCCTGCTGCTGCAGTTTCTTTCCCTACATCAGAGATAGCAGAAAATGTTAATGGTGGTAAGTGGAAAGGTCCATACATTCAAAACTGTACAAGTGACACTACTACAGGTAAAGGAATTTATATTGATGGTGATCAAGCAAGATCTTTGAAAGCAATGAATGTAGATGCTTTCACACAATATAACCAAGGTGGTGTTGGTGTTGCTGTTACTAATGGAGGATTTGCTCAGTTAGTTTCATTATTCACTATTTGCACTAATGAAGCAGTTACTTGTGATAAAGGTGGACAAGCAGATATAGCAAATAGTAATTGTAGTTTTGGTACTTATGGTTTAGTTTCTAGAGGAGTAAGTGATTTACAATATAAAGGTGCTACATCTACTACTGCTGCAATATCTCAACCAAATATCAATGTAAATGTAAGTACACCTACTTTAAATATATCCAATTTCCAGTATAATCATTTAACTGGTATAGCAACAGTAACAACAACTGCAAACCATAACTTACAAGTAGGTATGGGAGTAACACTTTCTGGTATTGGAGTAACTTGTGCTTATGGATCTAAAACATATCCATACCAAACACCATACATCTTTGATGTAGATTCAATTCCTACAGTTAGAAAATTTACAGTTAATGTTGGTATTTCTACTGTTGAACATCTTTATATGGGTGGTGGTACTGCAAAGATTGATGTTGATAGACCTTATGATGGTCAGTTGGTTTACTTTGATAAACTTTATAATGAAGTGCAATCTATAGCAGTTGGTTCTGGTGGTACTGGATATAGTGCTACTCCTACTGTAACTGTTGATTCTCCCACTGGTCCTAGTGGTGAAACATGTACTGCTTTTGCAACTCTTGAAGGTGATAGTGTTGCAAGTATTACTATTATTAGTAGTGGTAATCAGTATGTGGGAACTCCTAATGTAACAATTTCTGCTCCACAATCTGGAAGTAATACCGCAACTGCTACAGCAACTACTCAACCATTATACTATACAATAAATAGTTCAACTCCAGTTACTGCTGGAATTACTACATTAACACTTGCTACTAATTTACTTAATAGTGTAGGTGTTGGTTCTACTGCATTCTTTGCACAGGGTAGTAGAATTATTGCTAGTTCCCATACATTTGAATATGTTGGTGCTGGTAATCAGATTGTTACTGCTACTCCAAAAC